CGCCCAGGACGCCCTCGCGGACCTGGACGAGGCTCTCGCCATCGACGCTGAGCTCCGGCGGGCCCGGGCAGCGAGGCGCGCGCCGTGACCCAAGAACCCCCGGCGACGAGTGCCGGGTACGCGCCGCAAGCCTCAGAGGCTAGCGGCGCTGGCTCACTCGCAGGGCCTGGGACTCGGGGAAGGGAACCGGGCCCTGCGGGCAAAGTCGGCGAAGGCGGACGGTACGCACTCGCCGCGGCAATGACCGAAGCGGAGCTCGAGGAACACGTCCGCAGTCTCTGCGGCGGACTCGGGCTCCTCGCGTACCACACCAGGGACTCCCGGCGAAGCGTCAAAGGCTTCCCCGACTTCGTGATCTGCGGGCGCCGGGTCATCTACCGCGAACTCAAGACACTCAGGGGGCGTGCCACCGGGGAGCAGCGGCGGTGGATACATGCCCTCAACGAGGCGGACGCCGATGCGGGGATATGGCGGCCGGACGATTTGCTGCTCGGGGTGATCGCCAGGGAACTGACGGCCATCAGCAGGCTTGCGAGCGCCGCGTGACCGCCCGGGAACTGGCCCGCCTCTACGACCTCATGGAGCCGGGGGAGACGTTCGCAGGCTTGACGGTGATGGTCGTCAACGGGTGCACGAGGTCGTGGCTGGTGCTTGACCGGGACGGGGCACGGCGGGTGGTTGTCGGCGAGGACGAGCAGCGACGAGGGGCAGCCTGATGTCAGGGGCGGGCCCGTTGGGCCTTGTCCTCGCGGATGAGCTTGGCGACGTACTCGTAGGTGTAGGCGTAGCCGATCGCGCGGGCGATCTGCGCGGGCTTCATGCCCTGCCGGGCGGCGTCAAGGATCGTCGCCTTGAGGCGATCCGGCGCGTTCTCGTAAGCGTCGGCCGCGGCGGCAAGGGCGCGGCGGGTCTCGTCGGCGTCCATCTGAGATGGCGTCTCATGCTCCATTATCGCGGTCACGAAACCATACTACCTGACGGCTACGTCGTCTGATAGTGTAAACTGAGTTCGTTGTTTCGATGGAACGACTAGGTTTCGGGGAGGGCGGCCACGGGTGGCCATCAACGTCATGGCATGGGTCTGGGGTCACTCCCGGTCCCGGCACGGCGCGCGCCTTGTCTTGCTGGCCATCGCGGACTGTGCCAGCGGTGACGGTACCCAGGCGTGGCCGAGCGTGGCCGAACTGGAACGCAAGGCGGGGCTGGGGCAGCGCGCCGTGCAGACCGCCATCGCTGACCTGGTTCGCCTCGGTGAGCTGGCGGTCGACTACAACGCCGGGCCGAGGGGTTGCAACCGGTACCGGGTGATTATGACCATTTCACCCCCCGCAGAATCTGCACCCCCGCAGAATCTGCACCCCGCAGAATCTGCACCCCCGCAGAATTTGCGGGGGTCAGTATCACCGCAGGTCAATACCCAAACCCCCGCAGAATCTGCACCCCCCGCAGAATCTGCACCCCCGCAGATTTATACGGGCACCCCCGCAGAATCTGCACCCGGAACCGTCCTTGAACCGTCACTAAAGAACTCTCTTTCAGAGAGTTCTAATGGCCGGAATGATCCAGCCCTTTTCGATGCGGCCCCGCCGCCCGAGACCGGCAAGCGCCGGGGCAGGCCGACCAAGCCGCGCGCCCTCGGTGATCCGCACTTCGATGACTGGTATGCGGCGTACCCCGTACACAAGGCCCCCGGGGACGCCGAGAAGGCGTGGCAGAAAGCGATGCGCGAGGGCGCCGACCCGCTGACCCTAATCGCCGCCGCCAAGCGCTACCACGACGACCCGCGAGTGCTCCAGGGCTACGGGAAGCACCCGGCCACATGGCTAAACGCCAAGTGCTGGCTGGACGAGGAAGGCCCCGCGAGCACACAGCAAGGCAACGGCTACGGCCCGCGCCCGTCGACCACTGACCGCGCCTGCGCCGAGGCACAGGCGGTCAAGGACCAACTCAGGGGATGGCAGACATGACCGAGATCAAGGCGCGAACGACGATGTACAAGGGCATCAAGATGCGCTCCCGCCTTGAAGCGGACTTCGCCGCATTCCTCGACCAGGGCGGCCTTGACTGGGACTACGAGCCCGTCTGCTTCGCCGGCCCGGACGGCCAGTGGCTGCCGGACTTCGGGGTGACTCTCGCCGAACAGCGGTTGTACATCGAGATCAAGCCCGACTCGTTCAGTGACGATGACTGGGACCCGACACTGACCCGGATGTCAGTCACGTGGCTCACAGAACCGGACGCCATCCTCCAGCTCATGCTCTGGCCGTTCGGCGACCCGGACCACAGCGTCACACTCACCGGATCCCCTCACGAAGAGAACTTCACCTGGTGGTACGCCGAGGGATCAAATCCGGCACACGCATGGCCGGGGATGGGCCAGCTAGAGGAATGCATCGAGCGAGTCCGGCGCGAGGCCGAGGAAGCGGGGAAGTCCTCATGACGATCGAAGAGACCATCGACCTTCTCACCGCCGCTGCCGCTTTTGATCGCCGCACTGTCGGCAAGGCGGATGCGGTGGCGTGGCACGCCACCGTCGGGGATCTGGCCCTGGATGACTGCCGTGCCGCGGTGCTCGCGCACTACACGGAGACCACCGACTGGCTGATGCCGGCGCATGTCCGGCGGCGGGTCAAGGCGATCCGGGCGAAGCGGCTGCAGGACACCGCGATCCCGCCGCCGCCCGCTGAGCTGATGGACGACCTGCCCGCCTATCGTGCGGCGCTGCGCGAGTCGGCCCGGCATATCGCTGACGGGGAGATCCCGCCGCGCGATGAGGTCAGCGGCCGGCGTCTCCGCGGGATCGAGGCGTCATGACCGCACTGGATGGCCTGGACGGGGCGGCGCTGAGCGAGGAGGTCATTGCTGCGGAACGTGCGGTGCTTGGCTCGGTGGTGCAGTTCCCCGCCGAGGCGATCGAAGCGGCCGCGGTCCTCAAGGCTGAGCATTTCGGGGACGGTTCCCATCAGGTCGTGTTCGGGGCGGTCCTGGGGATGCTGGATGAGGGCCGGACGGTTGATCCGGCGTCAGTGCTGGCCGAGCTGGCCCGCGGTGGGCTGCTCACGAAGGTCGGCGCCCCGGACGCGGGTACCGGCGGGGTGTTCCTGCACACGCTGATGCAGTCGTGGGGCAGTGTGCAGGCTCACGCCCCGCGTGTTTACGCGGCGTGGGAGCAGCGGAACCTGCGGTCGGCGCTGCTGTCGGCGCTGCAGGTGGCCAGCGGCCCGGGGTTCGACCCGGGCGTGCACTTCGACCAGATCCGCGGGATCGTCGACGACGCGACCAGCGTCCCGGAGGGGGCGGGACTCCGTTCGCAGGCGGAGATTGTCACGGAGGTTCTTGACCGGCTTCAGGCTGGCGCCGACCCGGGCCTGCCGACCGGGTACGCGGACTTGGATGCGGTGATCGGCGGCTTGCGGCCCCGTGAGCTGATCGTCATAGGGGCCAGGACCAGCGTCGGCAAGTCCGTGATCGGCTTGAACATCGCCGACCATGTGGCCGATCATTGTGACGCGCCGGTGCTGTTTTCGAGTCTGGAGATGAGCGCTGAGGCGCTGACGCACCGCCGGATCTCGGCGACGGCGAGGGTTCCGCTTGACCGGCTGACCCGGGGCACTCTCACCGATGAGGACTGGGACCGGATACGCCGCGCCCATGACCGGCTGACCTGCTCCCGGCTGCGGGTGGATGACGCTGATGGTGTTTCCCTCGCCCACATCCGCGGGCGTCTGCGCGGCATGGATCGGGCTGGTGACCCGGCCCAGCTGCTTGTCATCGACTACCTGGGGCTGCTCGCTGAGCCGAAGGCGGAGTCCCGGCAGGTGGCGGTGGGGGCGCTGGCCCGGGGCGCGCGGGCGATCGGCCGTGAGTTCGGGATCCCGGTGATTGTGATCGTTCAGGTGAACCGGGGTCCGGAGGCGCGTTCCGATAAACGCCCGCTGCTGTCGGATCTGCGTGAGTCGGGGGAGATCGAGGCGACAGCGGATGTGGTGCTGCTGCTGCACCGGGAGGACTACTACGACCGCGAGTCCCCCCGGGCGGGCGAGGTGGACGTGATCGTGGCGAAGAACCGGCAGGGTCCGATGTGCACGGTGACCTTGGCGTTCCAGGGTCATTACGGGCGGATGGTGTCGATGTCCCCCGAGGATGACATGCCGGCCGCCGCCTGGTCGTCCCCGTCGGATTTCCGGGCTGCGTCATGACCCGCTCCAGCCTCGCAGACGCCTGTGACAATCACTTCCCCGGTGATCTTCCCGCTGTCCACCCGCACACGGTCCTTCACGTGGGCGACGGGACTCTGACCGCGTTCTATGAGTGCCCGGCGTGCGGGCGTCGCTGGTTTACCGGCTGGGATTCGGGTGCTGCGGCCTGGCCGGGGGAGAGGCGGGAAGCAGCATGAGCGGGCGTGTGATCGTGCTGCGGGGGGATGCCGCGCACCTGCCGCTGCCGGACAGGTCGGTGGATCTGGTCGTCACGTCGCCGCCGTACTTCGGGCTCCGCTCGTACGCCGACGGCGGCGAGCACTACAGCGGGCAGATCGGCAGCGAGGCGACGCCGCAGGAGTGGCTGGCGGCCATGCTGGAATGCACCGCCGAATGGGTGCGGGTCCTGAAGCCGTCCGGGTCGATCTTCGTCAACCTCGGCGACAAGTACAGCGGCGCAGCGGGGCCCGGCACACGCCTGAACGGCAACCATCACCCGAAGCATGTCGGCGACCCTCAGCCTCGCGGTACGGCCGTCCAGCAAACGCGGGAGAAGTCCCTGCTGGGATTGCCGTGGCGTTACGCGCTGGCCTGCATGGACGACCTCGGCCTGACCCTCCGCGCCGAGATCGTGTGGGCCAAGCCGAACGGTCTCCCCGAGTCCGTCACCGACCGGGTACGGCGGTCGCATGAGCAGGTGTTCCATTTCACCCGCCAGCCCCGCT